CGTTTCCCGCCGTCGCATCATAAAGAATGCCGATGACCGGGCCGCCGTAACCAAAATGAACGACCTTGTCTCCGTTCTTCGCTTCACGTCCGTTTGCGTAGTGCATGTTTCCTCGTTTCTCTCCCCGAAGGGAGTTAACTATATAGTTCCCAAATCAATTATATGCTGCCCTCAGATACCCTCGAATACTTGAGTCCAATTTTGGACTGCGCTCAAAGACTGGACGACGTTTGGACATCCAGAGAGCGTTGGCCCGCAAGCACCTTTTACATTTGCTGCGGCCTTCCGCTCTCTGGCGCGGACATTTAGGATTCGAACACTTCAAGTTACGCCGCTTTCTCGACAGCCTTGGAAGAAAACTTACAGCCGTCCCACCCGCCTTCGGAGTAAGCCTTACGAGCTGCTCCGCTCAGGTTGAAACTAGACGCGCCAGCCTTCTCGCTATTGAATAGCGCAAACGGAACAGCATAACCCTGATCCAGTTTGCCAAGTACGCGGATAGTGCAGCAGACCGCAACAGGCATGTCCTCAGCCTTACCGTACTTCTTGGCCGCTTCCAACTGAGACTCGCTCACGTTGACTGCCTGATACCGGGCCTCGGCTCCTGTACTCCGGTTCCGCTCAACCCAGAGCGTAACGTGCTTCTTGCCGAACAGCGTGGCGGTATACAGGCCGCGCTCCTCAGGAATAGGCGTCAACTCAACTTCGCGCTCAAGCTCGGCCAGCGGATGCTCCACGCGAGGCGTTGATGTTTTGCTGGGCTTCTTGCCATTGGACTTCTTGGCCGCGGCAGGCTTAGCCGCCTTCTTCTCTTTCTTGGCAGCACCATTAGCCTTGCCGTTCGGCTTGCTTGCTTTCTTCTTCGTCACGGTCTCCTCAACTTCCTCGTCGCTGGCAATCTCTGCGCCGCGCTCGATGGCATCCAGAACAAGTTGCGCCCGATCTTCAACGTCAGGATTGGCGAGTTTCTGAGCATGTTTGCGGAAAATCTCTTTGGCCTTGGCTGGCGTACAGCTCTTTAACTCCTGGATCTTGCCAACGGCCTGTAGGTCTACTTCATTGAAGTCCATAATTCCCTCCGGTCATTTCTGACTGCTGTGCGCCACAGTAGCAGAGACGTGACACTTGTCAAGAAAATAATCACTAGTGCCTGACAGGTAACGGACGGCTACCGGCTTGGCCGTTACAAAACCAACAGGAGCAACCACTTATCCACGCCCCACTTTCATCACAGATTCTGTCGTCACGCTTACCCGATCCCATCCCACGACCTTTACCATGATCGAACGTGGCGTGGACAATGAGATGATTCCCTCTCGCGCATATGTTGTGCTGGCGCAGGCGCATGATCTCTGTTCGGGATTTGTATTCCTCACGACCAGCAGCATTGTCCAAGCAAACTTCCCGGCCATCGGGAAAACGCTTGAATGCGCCGTTTATGATCTCGTACCGCAGACTGGGAGCTGTTGAGCGGCTACGCTTCGACTTCGCGCAAATCCTCATGTTCCATGCCATATAAATCCTGCTGTTCTGCATTCGGATTATCCCTCAGCACTTCCGCGATATTCTTTAGTGCCTGCTTGTAATAACTGGGTTTCAATTCCACGCCGACACCTTTTCGGCCCATACGAATTGCTTCATGGACTTCGGATCCAACGCCCATAAACGGCGTAAGGATAACTTCTTTCGGATTCGACCAAAGAGTAAGACAACGGTCGATTACGTCCAGCTGTAAGGGGTGGACATGTTTCTCGTCCTCTTCATCCTTTGCTTGGCGAAATGGCAGAACGTGACCTAGGCGAATGTCGTCCCAGAAGGCAGAAGCGTACTGCCGCCAAATCCAGTGCGAGTAACTATTTTCGATCTGGTTTCCCTTCCAGCCGCGATACTTCAATAGGTCGGTCGGAATCTTGCGCTCCCCTGCATATTCCAGTAGTCCGACCGGATGCTTAATTGGAATCTTGTTTTCGCCCTTACGCCTGAACACCAACAGATAATCCGCGCTTGCCACGGAGCAGCGCGAAGAATCATCAACAATGGTCTTGTGCGCGAGGTTCTTTGCCATCGTACGATTGCGAACAGCAAGAGGTTCTTTCCAGATTGCATATCGCGCAATGTAATTCCAGCCTTCTTTTTCGTGCAACCGAACGATATCGCCGGGAAAGTCGATTAGATAATCCGTCCCTGAGTTCCCCGAAGGTACGTCCATGCAATGCACGCAAGTCATGCGGCCCGGATGCGTTAATCGCGCAATCTCGCGAACCACATAGCCGTAATGCTCAAAGAATTGCTGGTAGTCTTTGCAGTTGGAGAGGTCTTTCTCGCTCGAACTGTAGTTATAAAGGCCCCCAAATGGCGGCGAATAAACAGAAAGGTGTACGGATTGTTTCGGTAATCCGCTCATGACTTCGATGCAATCGCCGTTATAGATAGCATACTTCTTGTGCAGTTCTTGAGTGATTACAGCCATGCCGGGACTTCCATTTCTGCCGCGAACGCATTAGATCGTTCGAGGCTCATCGAATAGTTCATTTGCTCCACCAAAGCAGTAAACATTTTGTCGGCCGCTTTCGCCTTGCGCTGTAAGTTTGCCATTACATCGCGTTCGCCTTCCGTGGTAACGATGTCAGAGCGAACGGAGCATTTCTGCCCAAAGCGCCAGCAACGCCTGACCGCTTGATAATATTGTTCAAAAGAATGTGATGGAAAAGATGTGATATGTGAGCAATTCTGAAAGTTCAATCCCCAAGCTCCAATCTTCGGCTTCGTCACCAGGGCGCGGATTTGGCCGTTAGCGAATGCGAGGAATTTTTCTTCCTTCTCCTCGTCCTCATCTTCCCCGCTAACTTGTACCGCGTCCGGGATCAACTCCTCGAGCAAATTTCCTTCATCATTGAGATGGCACCATATGAGCGCCTGCTCCCCATCATCGACAAGTTCAGCAACTGTTTCGCAGCGCTCCTGAATGCTTCGCCGCCGCTCTTCGCGCTGCTCTGGCAAACTGATGGCAGGTAATGGGAATAACATTCCTGGGGCTAGAGAACGACTTTCAACTGTGTATTGCTCTTCGATGAGCGGCGGCAGAATAAATCGTCCATCATCAAAGCCCACGTCCGAAGGTTTCCGGCAAGCCCTCGCCCATGAAGTCATCCATCGCCAGAAAGGAATCTCCGCATGGCCCTTGAATCGCCACTTCGCCCGGTCGTCTAGCTGACTAAAGTTGTGCCCCTTGTTCCGGTAGACCATCGGCTTGATGGTGTGCTGGTCATTCTTGAAAAACCTTTGCAGCATGTCCATATAACCGAGTTCACCCAATGCTTCGGAAGAAGTTCCAAGTTCGATGTAATCATTCGGCGCTGCGGTCGCCGTGCCCAGTAAACGGTAAGGCATTTTTCGCATGAATTCCGTGATCTCGCTGCGGCGAGCGCCATCGAAGGATTTCAGGATGGACGACTCATCACAAATTACGCCAGCAAAATCATTTGGATTAAAGTAGTGCAATTTTTCGTAATTGGTAACGTTGATTCCAGTCCATACGCTCCCGGCTAATTGACGCTTTGCCTCGATGCCAAACTTTTCTCCCTCCCTGACTGTCTGGGCAGACACGGCCAATGGAGTCAACAGCAATACAGGTTTATTGGTGTGCCTAACTACATTCTCTCCCCATACCAATTCCATCAGCGTTTTTCCAAGTCCGCAGTCTGCAAAATGGGCCGCTCGACCTTTACGAATTGCCCAGTCCGTTAAAAATGCCTGAAAATCAAAGAGGCAATCTGGCATGAAAACAGGTTCAAAACCCAATGCAGAACTGTCCTGAGTTTTGGCAATCAAAAATTCTTCATATTTCACAAGGAGACTCCGATCTGCTGCGCTCTCTGCCGATTCGAGTGCGGCCCCTCTTCCCATTTCGAGTCCAGCCATTGAGATGCTAACCACTCCACGGCTTCCTCGGCACTGGCCTCGTTTTCGTTGATTGCCCTATACCCAGCCAGCATCTCATCGAAAACCTCAGCCTGTGAGGCTGTGAAGCGCAAGGTGCGTACTTCTAGGACTTCGATATGCTGCTCGGGAGCCGATTCTTTGAGAACCTGGCGCAAGTCGCTAGGCTTTTGCTTAGCAGCCTGTCTAATTTTGGACTGGCGACGAACGGAGGACGACAGTTGCTTTAGGATTCCAGCCGACCCTAGCGGGATATCCTGCAGTTCACTTTCGGGAATGTCTGGGATCAATTCTTCGTATCGAGCGATGGCTAGGTAAATATACGATCTGGACCTCGGTGCCGTAGCCATCATCCACTGAGCGAAGGTTTCAAATCCGAGCAGTTCGTAATCCTTGTCGCGTCTTACTTCGGAACAGCATTTGGCAATCGAAACCCAGTTCGAGAATTGCTGCTCGAAGGCGCGGACAAAGTTATCTCGCGCCAGAGCTCGTTCCTGCGGCGTGATGGCGTTGCTGGACTCCTGAAGTTCGCTCATTCCGTAAACTCCGAGAACTCTTTCCGAATCGACTCAGGATTGCCATGAAAGAAACACATAACGTACTGATGAGCGCTCCCAGCCTTTCGACCCTTGGAGAACTGCCCATTAACACGCAGCGGCAAGGAACCAATCGGCGTCAGCAAAACAAACTCGTTGTACAGCCGGAAGTCTGCTCCGAGCATGGCCGAGGCCGTTGGCTGGCGCATGTCCCGAATGAAGCCTTCCTTGTCCCGAACGTTTCCCAGGACAACGACGGCGAAGCGCTGCGACTTTAACCGCCTCGCCGCGAGTAGCATGATGCGCTGATACTTCACCAGAAAATCATTCCAATTATCCAGTGTACTCAGGTCGCGGCGGTCGTCTGAGTAGCGTTCGAGATTCCAATATGGGGGACAAGTGAACAGCAGGTCGTATTCATCTCCCACCATGCTTTCCAGGTTAGCGCTATCGCCGCATAGCCAATGCGGGCGCGGATTGCAAGGAATCTCCAGCATCTGTTTCAGGTTGGCGTCAATCTGCTCTTGGCGGAGGTCTATGCCTGTGTACTGATAGCCCAATCTGCCAGCTACGATGCCGCGAACGCTGCCTCCGGCAAATGGGTCGAGGATACCGAGCGTCGGCTTGTCGGGCATAAACCATGAGTAAAACAGTTCGCAGAGGACCGGATCAAAGATTGACGTTCCAGAAGTTCCATTGCCACTGTCCTCAAACCCTCCCGCGTACTTCATGGCATTGCTTGACGAGCGCGTATTGCTTCGTAATGGCTGTCCTCTCCCGTTTCCCCGCTCTTGGTTAGAGTAATCAGCAGCAGGCATTGTGGAGCCACCTGGCGAACACGAGCGGCCTAATTCCCCTTGCAGTCCCAAGGCCAGCCAATCTCGCTTACGATCCTGCCACCTGCCGGTTCTTTGGTCCAGCGTTGTAAATGGCGGCTCAATAAAGCGCTGGCACATCACGCCCCCCGGCATGCGGTCTTGCGGTCCATGTCCGAATAAGTCAAGAATGGGCGCACCCAATTTTGGACTAACTGCTGCGACTACCTCATCGTCATCCAGTTCATAATTCATGCGATCACCTTCTTCAGTTTTCCCGGCCATGCTGGCAGCCGAAAAGAGACCATGTTCGCGACGATCAAGTCTATGTTTATAAAGGGTTTAAGATTCTGCGACCGCAAGTAT